GTCGTCATGGACTACTTCACCTCCCACTCGGAACTGTTCAACATCTGGGTCTCCGGGCAGAGCTTCCAGTCGAACATCGGCTTCGACCTCGGCGTGGTGTCCACCAACACCCACTACACCAGCATCAGGAACTGCAAGATCCAGGTCGACGGGGCGAACGCGGTCGGTGCCCGGTTCCGCGGCGGCGCCACCGGGGCGATCTCCAACATGCTGGAGAACTGCCGCATCCTGCTGTCCACCACGGACGCGACGCAGACGGGGATCGTGGTCGCCACCCGGGCGATCCTGCTGATCCACCCCGACATCGAAGCCGCCGCCGGCATAGGCATCGACGTGCAGACCGGCGGCGACGCCTGCACGGTCGTCGCGCCGTACCTGGAGTCCAACGGCACCAACCTGCGGCTGGCGTCCGGGGTGACCGCGTTCTGCCTGGCAGGCGGGACGATCCTGACCGCCACGACGGCGGACATCACCGACAACGGGGCCGTCGCGCCGAAGATTTTCGGGCTCCGGTTCACCGGCGGCATCGCCTACGACCGGTTCGTCGCCCAGCAGTCCGCCGCCGCCGGGAAGATCTTCTACGTCATCAACACGAACGCAACCCCGTCAGATGCGGCGGTGCGGATCGACACGGTCACCGGGCAGCAGGCGTTCGCCATCAGGAACACCGGAGACGGCGCGGCCCGGTGGCGGATCACCGGCTCCGGGGTGCATGACTTCGGCGACGGCACCGCCACGCCCGACTGCCACATGTCCCGGCAGGCCGCCGGGATCATGCAGTTCACCGGCTGTGACCTGGACATCGCCACCATCGGGAACAGCCTGCGGGTCGCTGAGGGCACCAACGCGAAGATGGGCACCGCGACCCTCAACGGCACCACCAACGTGGTGGTCAGCACCACGGCTGTCACGGCGGCCTCCCGGATCTTCCTGACCGTCCAGGCCGCAGCGGGGACGCTAGGCTGCCCGGTCGTGGCGACCCGGACTGCCGGAACGTCGTTCCAGATCAAGTCCACCGTGGCCGGCGACACGAGTACCGTCGCCTGGCTGCTGATCGAGCCCGGCTGATGTCGCGCTACCCTGCCGGGCTGTTCTAACCCGGGCCAGGCCCGCGAACCGCGCGGCCAGCCGCCGCAGGCGTGCCCGGCGGCGTTCCCAGGCTGCCGCGGACGCTTCTTTGTCCGCCTGCTCCTGGTAGCCCACGCAGGTCAGCGTACCCGGCACCGTCCGGCAGGAGGGCGACGTGGGCTACCCGGCGGTCTACGGCCCCGTCTACACCGGCCCGGTGATTCCGGTGCCGCCTCCGCCGCCGGTGCCGCCGTCCCAGGGGCTCGCGGTCCCTGCCCGGCTGGGCTGGCTAGGCATCGCCCGCGAGGTCATTCCCGGGTCGGCCGCGCTTCCGGTCGCGGCGGTCCCGGTGAACCTGGACGGTTACGAGTCCGAGGACACGGTCGGCTTCCTGCTCGACACCGGCGTGCGGGCGTCCATGGGCACGGTCGCCGGGGCAGTCCCCGGGACCCTCGGCTCGGCGCAGGCGTTCGGCGGCGGGCTCTACCCTGACACCGGCGGGTGGTGGCTGGACGGCCTGCTGGGCGACCTGTCCACGGTCCCGGGCGGCACCGTGGGGACCGCGCAGCCGCTGGCGGCACCAGTGGGCGCCGGGGGCACCCAGCTCACCACAACGGTGTCCCTCGGTGCCGTTACTGCCGGGTCGGTCATCGCGATTAGCGACGGCGCCGCGTCCGAGGTGGTCATCGCCACCGCCGCCTCGACGGGGACCGCGGTGTACTTCACAGGCACCCCGTGCCGGTTCGGCCACACCACGGCGGCCACGGCGGCCCTGCAAACGGCTGCCAGCAGCTACGCGCACACGTTCGCCACGCTGAACTCCGGCACCGGCCAGCCGCCGTCTCACACGCTGACCGACACCACCGGCCTGACCGCCGGCACCGGGGCACGCGCCTACCCCGGTGCCGTCGTGATGCAGATCGACCTCGCCGGCGACCCGGGGCAGGGGTGGGTCACCGCGAAAGTGTCCGGCCTCGGCCGGCTGTCGCAGCCTTCCGCCGCCGCCGTGGCTTACCCGGTGACCGGGTATGTGGCGCCGTTCGGGGGCTGGCAGTCCGTCGTCACCGTGGGCGGGACGCTTGCCTACGCGGGGCCGTGGGCGGTGACCATGAAACGCCCGGCGGTCGTCTACCGGTCCGCGCAGAACCCGCAGGCCCCGCAGGTGATCGCCCTCGGCGGCCTGGAGGTCACCGGCGGCCTCGGCTACCCGGACCCGTCCGACGAGACACCCCTGCTGAACATGCTCACGGGCGGGCTGATGGCGGTGCAGGTCAGCTTGTCCAGCGGGCCGAACGCCATGACCATCACCAGTTCCCAGGCGCAGTTCACCAGGGCCAAGGCGGACCGGGAAGCGCACCAGTCCCTCGGGTACCTCACCACGTTCCAGGCAACTGATAATTCTGCCGACACCGGCGGCTCCGGCGGGATAGGCCCGGCGACCGTGACGCTCACGAACGGGATCGCTGCGTACTAGCGGCCGGAGGTGAGGTCGTGACGACACCGGTTCCCGGCCCGGTCGCGTCCGTGCTGTCCGCGATCCTCGCCCAGAACCCGGGTGACCCGGGCAGCCCGCTGCGGGCAGCGGTCTTCAGCCAGTCCGGCCAGGCACCGGATCTTCCGTCCCTAGCGAATGACGTGGTGGCCATGCCCCAGGACGGCCTGCTCGACGCCAACGGTACCTGGACCGGGTTCCTGGCCACCCTCGGCCTGACCGGTGCCACCGCCCCGGCCCGGTGGGTCGGCGCGACCGCCTCCGGGCCCCCTGCCTCGGGAACATTCGCCGCAGGGGACTTCATCGTCTCCACCAACGGCAACGTCTACGTGTGCACCGCAGCCGGGTCGCCGGGGACCTGGGCCACATCCGGGAGCAGCGCGACCGGCGCCGCGAGCGGGGACCTGTCCGGCACCTACCCCGCCCCGGCGGTGGCGAACGCCCACCTGGCCACCCAGTCTGTCTCCTCAAACGCAACCCTCGGCGCCACGTCGGCGCCGGTGGTGCTGACTGACACCACCACGGCCGCGTTCACCCTCACCCTGCCCGCCTCGCCCGCTGCGGGCACCTGGTTCATCGTCGTGGACGACACCGGCCACTGGAACACCCACACGCTGACCGTCGGCCGCAACGGCAAGAACATCGACGGCGCCGCCGCGAACCTGTCCCTGACCACACAGTGGGGCAAGGCGTGGCTGTATTACGACGGGACCGCCTGGTGGACCCTGGCCGCCGGGGCGGGCGGGGCCGGCGGCGGGGTCGCCTCGGTCACTGCCGCCGACACGTCCATCGTCATCGGCGGCAGCGGGTCCGCGCCTACCGTCGCCACCGGCACCCTCGACGTGATCGCGGCGAATCACGCGCCCGCCGCGAACTGGAGCAACAACAGCAAGAAGATCACCAGCGTGGCCAACGGGACCGCCGCGCAGGACGCGGCGGCCTTCGGGCAGATACCTGCGCTGCCAGCCGCATCCGCCGGGTTCGCGCCCGCCAACCCCACGGGCACGGCGAACAACACCACCGGCGTCATGATGGGCCTGGGCTCCACTATCACCTACACGCCCACCGGCAGCGGGAAGGTCCTTGTCAACCTCGCTGGCGTGGCGGCCATCTCCGCTGGTGCTGCCGGGTCATTCACCCTTGGCGCCAGGTTCGGCACCGGCACCGCCCCGGCGAACGGGGCCGCCGCCACCGGGACCGCGTTCGGCCCCGCCTCCGACATGCAGGTCCGCTGCCAGGCCGTGGCCGCCGGCGTGGGGGCACCGTTTTCCATTCCTGCGCGGCTGTCGCTGACCCCGGCCACCGCGTACTGGTTCGACTTCCTGGTGATCCAGAACGTGGGCACCAACACCGGCGGGCCGGTCAGCGTAACGGCGGTTATCGCCGAGCAGCTCACCTAAGGGGCGCTAGGCGTACTAGTGCCGCACCGGGCGCAGGCGGGGGGATGTGGGTGACCATGGCCGCTGGCAAGCCCCGCGCCGCACGCGGCCTGTCCGTCCCGGACCTGATCAGGCTCAGCGGCGAGCACAGCGAGTTGTCCATCCCCCTCAAGGAGTACTTCGAGGCTCTCCGCGCCGGGGACGAGAAGCTCCGCGCCGCCGACGAACGGTTCATGCTCGAGCGGGACTCCCGCTACCGGGAAGTCGGCGCCGAACGAGACCAGCGGTACGCAGAAGTCAAGGCCGCCGAGGAGAAGGCGCTGAAGGTCAAGGAAACCGCCGACCTAAAAGCCCTCGACCTCGCCTCCCAGATCCAGACGTACAAAGACGAGAAGGCCAACGAGTTGCGCGAGCAGATCTCCAGCGAGCGCAGCCTGTACGTCACGCGCTCAGAACTGAGCAGCGCGGTGCGGGAACTCCAGGCGGCTATCAAGCCGCTGGCCGAATCCGTCCAGAACACGACCGGCCGCACTGTGGGTTCTGCGGAGTCCCGCACGGAATCCCGGCTGAACCAGGGCCAGCTCGTCGCCTACGGGCTACTCGCGGTCGCGATCCTGACCCTGGTCCTGCTGTACGTGACCAAGAAGTAGGCACCCAGAAGGGAACCCGGAGATGCTCGCAGTCCTGATAGGAATCGCGCTGATCATCGTCGCTGTCGTCCTGTGGCTGGGCGGGCTGACCACGGCGCACGCAATAGCCATCCTCATCGGCGCGATCGGCGTGCTGCTGGTGTGCTACTGGGCGTTCCCGGCGGGGTACGCGCGGCGCACCTGATGACCCGCTGATCCCGTAACGAGCCGCATCTGAGCGGCACCCCTGCTACCAAGGGAGGTGCCGCGATGGCGGCTGCCAGCCCGCCCGCCGCCGGCGAGCACACCGAGCACGAAGATCACGGGTGGACGATCGACATTCCCGACCACCCGAGGCGGTCGGACTCCCCGGAGTACGTGGCCTCGCGGAAGAAGATGAACGAGATCGCCCGCGAGGCCACCAGTAGCCCGGACGGCCTGCTGTACGGGGCACAGGCCTATCAGGACCACCATGGAGGCGGCTGCTGGCTGCGGGATGAGCACGGGTGGTTCCTGGTCCGCAACCTCGCCGGGATGGAATGGTCCAGCCAGTTCGCTGCCGACCCGGCCAAGGTCGACGCGCTGCGCCGCAACGCCCAGCGGCTGTACGCCCCGTACCCCGACGTGGTGGCGGAACTGGGCATCGGGGAGCTGCTGGCCATCCCGATCACCGACGCGGACGGCGTGGCCAAGTGGACCGACTCGATCTGCAACGCCTCCGTGCCGCTGTCCGCCGACCTGCACACCGGGATCGTCCCGCACGGCGGCGGAGTCCACCACTATCCGGCGCCCATCTGCGAGATAGCCCTGTTCAAGCGGGACGACTTCAACCTCTGGGTCATCGACTCCGAAGGGTATGAGGCCGCCGTCCTCCCGCTAGCGCCCCGGGGCTCAGGGGATGCCCGCGCGTTTGTCGCATGGGCGCACCCGTCATCCCAGCTTCACAAGGATCACCTGCGGCACCGGGAAGCCGGGACGCTGCACGTGCTCGAGGCCGACCACCCGCTCGCACAGCAGGCGTTCGCGCAGCAGGCGTGATGCACGAATACCACCATCACCCATGGGTGCACGAGCGCAAGAAAGCGGCACCGGTCCGGCTGGCCGACCAACTCCCCGAAGGCAGCGCCGTCCAGCGGTTCAACACACGGGTCGCGCTGGCCATAACGGGTGCGGTGGGCACGATGTGGTGTGCCTACATCTTCGCCGCGTTCGATCTGCTGGCACTGCCCACGGCAATCAAAGGCGGCCTGTACGGGATCGTGCAGTGGGTGGCGTCGTTCTTCCTGCAGCTCGTTTTGCTGTCGATCATCATGGTCGGCCAGAACGTGGCGGCCAAGGCCGCCGACAAGCAGAACCTCGCCACCTACAACGACGGCGAGGCCGCGCTGAGCGAGATCCTGAGCACCCAGCAGCATCTCCTCGCCCAGGATGAACTGATCAAGGAGACCCAGCGGGTCATCCTGGCCGCGATCGGCAACCGGAAGGAGGTCCCGTGACCTTGCGCATGCTCGATTCCATTGACGTGGCCAACCTCCCGGCCGGCGCGGACGCCTATGCGGGCTACGTCGATGGCCGGTGGGCTACCTGGATCGAACTCAAGGCTGCGTTCCCGAAGGCACGGCTGCTGTCTATCGCGGTCTTCCCGGTTGATGACGCCGAATGCCTGGACGTGGAGAGCGGGGACGCCACAGTCGCCGATGTGCACGACTGGTTCCGGCGCCAGCAGCGCCGCAAGGTGTGGCGGCCGGTGATCTACACCAGCGCCTCGAACCTCGTCTCGTTGCTGGCCACCATGAACGCCAACGGGTTCGCCCGGTCCTCCTACCGCATCTGGTCTGCTCACTACCTCTCGGGGGAGCACATCTGTGCCCCGTCCTCATGCGGCTTCCCGGAAGCGGACGCCACCCAGTGGCGTGACTCCGCCCCGGGCCTGCACGGGTCCCGGGTCGATGAGTCCCTGCTGCACCATTCGTTCTTCCCCGCCCCGCCCGCGCCGCCGAAGCCGCCGCTGGTACCACCCGACCTGGTTGTCCATGCTTCAGGAGATGACGACATGGCGATGATCCTTCCCAACGGCGCAGGGGCGACCCTGGCCCTGAACGTCCCCGCTGACGCTTCCGAGCTGCAAGCCGCCCCGGACGGCCCCGCGTCGCTGGAGTACATGCTGAACAACTCCGGGAAGTGGGTCGAGTGGCAGGTGGATGCCAATCGGTCGCCGAACCCGGTGGCGCTCGGCGCGGCCAAGGTGGTGAGGGTGAAGCGCACCGACAAGGGCGCGAACCTGGTCACGGTGAACTGGGCTTAGCCATGGGCTCCGGGCGTTCCGCGATCATCTCCGGTGACCGGGCCGACGGGACACAGCAGCGCCTGCGCCACGGGCTAGGGGAGCACAAGCCCTACCGGTGGCGGGGCATCCCGGGGTGGAACCCGGCCGCGGCACTGAAGGAGCACAGCGGGCCGCGGAAGTCCCGGGCGTGCGGGAAATGCAAGGCACAAGTGGGGGAGTCGTGCCTGGACAACTCGGGGAAGCCGATGCGCGGGTACCACACGGGCCGCTAGCCGTGTGGCTTGGCCGCGCGTTCTGGCCGCTGCTGCTCCTGCTGATTATCGTCCTGGCCGTCTACCTGGCCGCCGCGCTCACTTGATGCCCCGTATGACCACGGCCGTTATGCGTTCTCCGTAATGAGAAAGGAACCCCGCCTCCATGGCCAACAACTCCCGCTCACCTGGCAAGAAAGGCCTGAAACCGCGCGACCCTGACCGCTATGTCCTCACGGTCGAGCACTACCTGCGCCCGTGGGAAGGGCCGGTCAGGTCCCGTTTCATCACGCCCGCCCAGGCACTGCCCCCCGAGCCGGGCGACGTGGACCGGGAATCGCTCGTGGCCGACTGGCCCATGTATGTGAACGGCCCCGACCCGTCCAACCCGCCGTATGCGCCGGATGGGCTGGGGGACTGCTTCTGGGCCGGCTCCGGGCACTCGTTCACCGCCCAGCGGGTCTACGCCGGCTGGCCCGAGGTGCATTTCTCCAACGACGCGATCGTCACCGGCTACGAGTCCGCCGGCTATGTGCGGGGCGACGAGAACACCGACCAGGGCACCGACCCAGCTCAGGGCCTCAAGTTCCTCCATGACACCGGGCTGGCAGACCCGGACGGGAACACGCACAAGGTGGCCGGATACGCCTTCTTCGGCAACCCGCGCAACGTGTCCCTCATGGCCCAAGTGCTGGCCGCCGGGGGGACCGTGGGCATTGGGTTCGGCTGCACCCAGGGGTACGAGGATGCCTTCTCCCAGGGTGTCCCGTGCACCTGGCACCCCGGCGACCCCGTGGTCGGCGGGCACTGGGTGGTGCTCCAGCGGCGCAGCGTCGGCGGCGTAGGCGTCTTGCACGAAATCACCTGGGGTGCCGAGCAGCGGATCACGCGCCGCTACAACTGGCATACCATCACCGACGCCGCCATGATCGTCAGCCAGGACTACATCGAGGCCAACGGCGTCACGCTCCAGGGGTTCGACCTGGAGCAGTTGCTTGCCGACATGAGCGACGTGGAGTAGCCGCGCTCCCTTCTCCTCCGCAGGGCTGGCGTCCCGTCAGCCTGCTCCCCCCCGCAAGTGGCCCCTAAAGGAGGAGTCACATGAAGTTCCTCAAGTCTTGGCCGTTCCTTTCAGCCGCGTTCGTGCAAGCAGCTCTCGCGATGGTGGTGGCCTTCGGGTTCCACCTGTCCGCGCGCCAGACCGGCTCGATTGAGGCGGCCGCCGCCGCGGTCCTGGCGCTTCTCGTGGCACCGCATGTCAAGGAGGTCGTGGTGCCGCTCGCCATCGGTGCCCTGACGGCGATGGGTGCCCTCCTCGTGGCCTTTAAGCTGCCGCACGTCAGTTCGGCTGAGGTGTCCGCGTTCGTGGCCGCCCTCGTTGCGCTGCTGGGCATGCACGGGCACTCGGCGGTGACGAACAAGCTGCTGCAGGGGCAGCGGCTGGAGAAGCGCGGGCAGGTTCCCCAGCGGCTCTGACCGGTTCCCGGTAAGATCGGGCGCGACGGCTCGCCACTGTCGCTACTTCTCATCGCTGCTGGCCGGCCCCATCCTCCGGGATGGGGCCGGCCTGTTTTCGCATGCCCGCGGTCAGGCCAAGTGCACAGGCTCTAGGTCAAACGTCACCTTGCCGTCAAGAAGCACATGACGCCCGGTGACCCGGTAAGTGCCCTCGTTATCTCCGTGTCTCACGGTGACGATGTGGCCTTCCTCAATCGCAGCGATTGCGGCGGCCCAAGCGCCGAGCATTTCCAGCGTCGCGCCCGCAGAGGCACCGTAGGCGAAGGGGGCAGCATTTAGCAGGGGCGTGCATTCCTCCTGCACGGGAGCAGGCGGCGGTGCCCACCGCATCGCGTCCTTGCTGGTGCCGTAGTCCCGCAGCGCGCCGTCGATGGTGTCAAGAATCTCGCTGGCCACGGTCCCATTCTTCCGCATGTCACCGGCCACCTGTTTGTCACCCTGCGGACAGGATTGCCTCCGGCCTGTGACGGGGACGATCGTGGTGGAGGTCAGGTCTCCTTGCCGAGTTGGACACGGCGCCCGCACAAGGTAACGCCCATCCCGCCAGGTCCCCCGTTGGCGGGATGGGCACTTTCGCATACCAGGGGCTAGACGTTCGTCCACTGCTCCGAGCCGTAGGTGCTGTTGCACGCCCATAGTTGAAGCTGGGTTCCGCTGGTAGTGCTGTAATTCGGGTCACGCAGGCACTTGCCCGAGGTGGGGTTCACCCACTCGTGCGTGGTGTTGTTGTATGACCACTGCTGGTTCCACCCGCCGCTGCAGCGGTACAGGTCGATTAGTGCGCCGTTCGCCGTGCTGTGGTTGGCGATGTTGATGCACTGCCCCGTGTTCAGGGAGCGTCGCAGCGACCCGTCAGGGTAGGCCACCCAGGTCTGGCGGGTGAACCCGTTACAGCCGCTGATGTCCACCTTGGTGTTGTTGGCAAGGGAACCGCCAAAGTCATCCACGCAGAAAGTGGACTTCCCCTTCAGCTTGATTGCGGCCTTGGGATAGGTGGATGCGGCCTGACAGTTGCTGGTTCGGTTGTCCCACTCAGGCTGCATGGCGAAGGTGCCGGTGCTCATCGTTTCCGCGAACAGCCCGGTCCACGCGCACTTGTCGCCGATCTCGAACCCAGCGTTGTCGTACCAGGCGGACTGGTTGTTGACGAACGGGTCGGTGACCGACTCGGTGAACTCGTGCCCGCCGACGATGCTCCACCCGTCGAAGGCGTTCTGCACGAAGTTGGCCCCGCAGTTGCCGCCCTGGTCAGGCATGTAGGGCAGGTTGGTCCAGCTCAGGAGCTGGGTGCTGCTGTACTGGGCCCAGTTGTGGTAGGCGCAATACTGGGAGCCGAAGCCACCGCCGGGGTTGGTGCCCGAGGGGCTGACCACGACGATCTGCGTGTTGTTGTTAATCGAGTGGCCGCCGCTGGCCAGGAAGTTGGCGTAGGCCACTGCCACCGCCGCGAGCTGGGCGTCCGTGGCCGAAGCGGGCACCGCCCCGTCGCAGTAGACATTCTCCTGGATGAGAGCGTGGCCCGCCACGGTCGGGTAGATGGGGTCAGTGGGGCCGTACTGGCTGGCGATCGGGGCCTCGGTGTCGCTGCTGGTGCCGATGCCGCTGTAGAGAGCGCCGAGGTAGGCCTCGTCGTTGCCGCCGTTGCCGAGCTGGCCGCTACAGGTGGAGGACCACCACAGGCCCCAGTAGATCACGTAGACCTGCGGGTCCTGCTGGACGGGGCCGCCGTGCCAGAGCAGGTTGCCGCCGCCCAGGCGGTTGATGGTGCCCGCCTTGGCGAACGGGACGGTGATCTTGGGGCTGCCGTGCTGGACGCTTGCCGGGTGCAGGGTGATCCCCCGCAGAAGCGGCGCCGTGTGGTGCGCCGTGCCCGCGCCCGCGGGGGCGGCGATCCCGAGCGCCGCCAGCAGGGCAGCGGCCAGGAATGCGACGGGGACAGACCATCGCCGCAGGGTTCCAGTCATAGATATTCCTTCCTTGGTTAATGACGTGAATAACGGGGGTCTTACCTCACGGAGAACTGCGTGGTTGCCAGGCCTTCGCCATTCACCCACAGCTCGAACCCCGCCGAGATCTGGACAAGCAAGTCGGCCGGGCGTGCCCAGCCCTGCGTGACTGCCAGCTCGAAAAACGGGGTGAGGTTCAGGTCTGTCACGCTTGCCCGTGGCGTGGCATACCGGAACTGGATCAGGTTCCAGGAAACCGAGGGGTCATTCGCGCTCATTCGCGGCCGCTTGCTCAGCAGGAACTCATCCGCCCCCACTGTGACCGGGTAGGCTCCCAGCGGCACTCTCGGGTACGTGAGCATGATCATCACCTCGGCGACCCGGAACTGCTGGCCGGGCCACTTGCTGAAAATCCAGCAGTCGTAGGTGGTGTCCCACCTGCTCCCGGGCACGGCGTCCTGGCTGGTTTCCCAGGTGGTGAGGATGGGTCTCAGCCCCGCCAGGCTCACGGGCATGAAGCTTCCGTGCGTCTTGGCGTTGCCAAAGAGGCTGCAGCCGCTGCTGATGCTGGGGTAGCCCATCACGGCCGAGCTGTCGGCGGCTGATTTCACGATGGTGAAATCAGGGGCACCGCTGGCATTGGTGATGCACTGCTCCCCGTTATAGGCGGTGCCGTAGCCCCAGGCGTTGTTGGCCAGGAGATAGGCGGGGGGGCCGCCGGCTGTCACGGGAAGGGAATCGTACTGCCCGCAGAGGATGCCCATAGAATCAGCCTTTGACCTGATGCTTCAGCAAGCAGTACGTGGCAATTAGTTTACCGTAGCCGAATGCGGCCTGCTGGGTCTTGTGCGACAAGACCATGGCGATCTTGTACTTGGCCCACATGGCCGCGATGGCGTCTGTCACGCAGGTGGTGGCTGCCTGCCGCCGGGCCGGGGTGCGGCCCAGGCATTTGACTAGCTTGTCCCGGTCCCGCAGCCCCCAGCCGGACCTGGTGATGCACTTGGCGAACACGGCCTCGGCGGCGTTCTTGCCGGGGAAATGCGCGGGGGCCGTGGCCGGGCTCGCGCTCGGGCTGGCACTAGGGCTGGCCGGAGGCGCGGCGGCGGGCGCGCTGCTGGTGCTGTGCGGGCCGCAGCCCGCGAGGACGAGGACCGCAGTGGTGAGGACCGCGGCGGCGAGGAAGGCTCTTGCGCTCAACTGGATTCCTTCAGTTTCTGGGACTCTTGGCGGAAGGTGGCCAGGTCCTGCGGGCGGTTGTCGAGATACCAGGGCCTGCGGCCATCCTGGTCATACCAGAGCAGGCCCAGCAGGTGGTACTGCCTGATGCCGTCGAACAGCGACCGGATCTGCTGCGCGCTTGTGAGCCATGGCCCGGTCGCCGTCTCGGTCAGCAGCACAGGCTTACTGGTGACGCGGCGGATTTGCCGCAGGGTGGGCCGGAAAATGCGGCGGAAGGTGGCCTGCGGGCCCTCGAAGTAGGCGTCCAGCCCGACCCAGTCCACGTACGGCGCGCCCGGCCACCACCGGGCCACGGGGGAGGAGCCGGGGCCGCCGTAGACATGGTTGACCGTCCACACCCAGGTCACCAGCGGGGAGGCCAGCAGGTCATGGACGCGGCGCCACGCCGTGATGAAGTCCGCCGGGCGGGTGTGCCGGAACCCCCACGGGTACCAGTCCCCGTTCATCTCGTGGCCGAAGGACAGGGCAACGCGCATGTGCGCCCTGGCTATCTGGGCGGCGAAGGAACGCAGGTGGCCGTCGTCCGCCCCGGACAGGACCGGGGCCACTCCCTGGCGCGGGTCGAGCTGGATGAGCGGCAGGATGCCCCGCGCTGTGAGGTACGCGGCCCACCGGGCCGGGAACGGGGAGCTGAGCCGCTGGTAGACCTCCACGATGGTGGGCGGCACCTGGGTCGCGGTCACCCAGGCGGCGAGGCGGGCCCTGCTCTGCTCGGCCAGGTCGACGCCCCGGTAGCATCCGGTGCTGCGGCAAAGCCGGAGCACCGGCGGTGGCGGGGAAGGGGCAGCCTGCGGCGCCGGGCCAGGGTGCGGCTGCGACAGGTTCCAGCCCAGGACCGCGATCAGGGCAAGGGGGACCAGCGCGGCCAGCGTCTTGCCCGCCCTGGAAGTCACGCCGCCTCCAGAACGGCATCCGGCGGGACGGTCAGCGCCTCGATGCCCTCCTGGCGCGTTGTCCACCGCTGCTTCAGGAAGGTGCTGATCCCGTACAGCCGGACCGGGCGCAGCACCACCGTGGCCCACAAGATGCCGGTGGGGTAAAGCAGCAGCGACTTCAGCCGGTACGCCCGGCTCTCACCCTCCCGCCGGACCCTGAGGGTGTGCGGCGCGACCATGTAGGTCCAGCCGATCACCGAGACGGCCGCATACTCCAGGATCCGCGCGGAACCCGGCCAGTTGAGCGCGATGACCGCCGGCAGCGCGGCCGACATGAAGATCATGTACCAGGTGAGCACCGTCCACCAGTAACCGTAGGAACGGACGGGCAGGTACTTCAGCCGCCAGCAGTTGCGGATCACCGCGCCGCGCGCCCAGCGGGTCCACTGGCGGAAGTGGTGGGAGAAGGTCTCCGGGTGCATAGGCAGGCTGAACGCGGTCGGCTGCTGCACCGTCTTCCCGTACCACTGGCAGAACAGGGTGAGCGCCGCGTCGTCGCCGAGTTTGATCCGCCGGCCCAGGAACGTCTCCCCGATATAACAAGGCACGGCCTCACGGATGACCCATGCCCGGTACAGCGCGAACGTGCCCCGGTTGACCAGCAGGCAGCCGCGCACCGATTGCGCGGCCCAGACGGTGAGCTGATAGTAGGTGTTGCGGACGGCCACGGTCCGGGTCAGCCAGTTGACGTTCTTGTTGAAGTTCTCCTCCACGCCGGCGACGGACATGACCTTCTCATCGGCCAGCGGCTTGAGCCCTTCCTCGATGCCGCGATAGTCCAGGGTGGTGTCCGAGTCCACCGTCACGAAGATGTCGGCCTCCGGGTGGGAGGCGAACACCACCGACTGCGCCCACTTCTTGCCGCCGTTCTCCGGCAGCGTGGTCCACCGCACCTGGCAGCGGCCGCCGGATTGCGCTGTCCAGTGCTCCTCCAGTGACCGGTAGCCCGCCCCGCCCGAGCCGTCGTCCACGACATGGATGCAGTCAGGTGGCCAGGACTGGTTGAACAGCGCCCAGATGCAGCGGTCCAGCAGGGCGGGGTCCTCGTTGTAAACAGGCACGGCCGCCACCACGCACAGCCGGCGCAGCAGCGCGGCCTCCGCGGGCCCCGCCGTGAACGGGCGGCTGAACCAGGAGATCGCCAGCGGGACTGCCCGCATGCCCAGCCCGGCCGCCCACAGCAGTAGCAGCAGCGGGGAGGCGTTCTCCGCGGACCAGTAGTGACGGGCGACCAGGAACAGGATCGCCAGCATGGCGAGGGACGCCCAGGCCCACGCCCAGGAATCCGAATACCGGACGCGGGGGACGTCGTAGGACCCGCTCAGGGCTCCTGGAGTGACTTGCCGCGCCGCCACAGGAACCGGGCCGTCAGCGCTATGGCGATGACGGCCGCCCCGCTTGCGGACGCGGCCACGATCATGTCCCGGAACACGGCTGTCGTTGCCTTTCACTTGAGCAGGGCCCCCCCGGCTGCGGAATTAAGGTGACAGCCAGTTAACGGCGAACACGGATTGTAAGGGATACCATCTCTAAATATGGTAGCGGGCCAGGGTGGCGAATGGGTGGTTTACCTGCGCTTGTCCAAAGGGCGGGCCGGGATCGCCCGGCAGCGCCGGGCCACCATCGCCTGGGTGGAAGGCGACCTCGGCGGCACCATCGTAGACGAGTTCCGCGACGCCGATAAGACAGCCTTCCAGCAATTCGGCGGCCCGCTGCCCAAACGGGCCGGGTTCGATGGCATGCTCGCCGCCATCGCCGCCCGGCCAGGGCTGAGCGCCGCCGCCTGGCATGCCGACCGGCTGTGCCGCAACCTGGATGACGCCGAGCGGCTGCTCACCACATCGGCTGGCGCCGGGGGAGTGATCGGCACCCCGGCCGGGGGCATCTACGACCCGTCCACCGCCACCGGGCGGGGGAACTTCCGCCGCGACGTCGTGTCGGCCATCTCCGAGGTGGACCACATGACCGAGCGGATCGTGCTGATGAAGAACGAGGCCAAGGCGGCCGGGCACTGGCTCGGCGGCCCCAGGCCGTTCGGGTGGGAACGCGACCGCAGCCGCGAGGACGGGGAGCCGCCGCGGCTGCTGCTGGCGCCTGCCGAGGCGGACCTGATCCGCTCCGGCACCCTGGCGATCATCGAGGGTGCCTCGCTGCGGTCGGTCGCCGCCGCGTGGAACGCCTCCGGGATCACCGGCCCCAGGGGCGGCACGTGGGCAAACCGGGACGTTTCCCTGATGCTCCGCCGCGCCCGCAACGCCGGCCTGGCCGAGCACAACCTCGACGGCACCGGCCCGCAAGTGCTCCGCGACGGCACCTGGCCCGCGCTCGTCACCGCAGACGAGTGGCGCACCTGCAAGGCGGTCCTGGAGAATCCCGCCCGGCGCACCGCGTTCACCACCCAGCCCAAGCACCTGCTGTCCGGGATCGCGCTATGCGGCGTGTGCGGGTCGCCCGTCGTGGCCGACGGCGGGAACCGCGGCCGCGGCCGCCCGCGCCAGGTCACCTACCGGGACCGGCCCAAGGGCGGCAAGGGCCACGTAGCCCGCAACGCCGGCCCGCTCGAGGAGTACGTCAGCGAACTGGTCATCGCCTGGGTCGAGCGGTACGGCCAGGACGCCCTGAACCCGCCCGCCCCGGACACCGCCCTGCTGTCAGCCCAGTTGCGGGCCGTGGAGGGCGAGCTGCGGTCCCTGGAGCGGGCCGCCGACGAGGGGGCCATCACCAACGCCCAGTGGCTGCGCCGCGTCACCCCGCTCAACAAGCAGGCCGCCAGCCTGGGCGGCCGCATCGCCAGCGCCGCCGTGGCCAGGGTGCCCGCGCAGGTCTTCACCGAGGACGACATCCGGGCCGGATGGCACGCGGCGGACCTCGACGCCCAGCGGGCGATCATCCGCGCGCTCATGACCATCACCATCCTGCCGTCGCCGCCGGGACGGCCACCCGGGTGGAAGCGGGGCGACGGGCCGTACTTCCGGCCGGAGCTGGTGCGGATCGGGTGGAAGCGCGGGGGCGGCGACCCGGCCGATTGAGTATGACTTCCGCTGAGTTTGGCTTGACAATCCCGATCCGGGCCACGTACGATACGACTTATGACTAGAAGCGGTACTAAGCCTGTTGAGGGCTCTGACATGACCGTTTCCCGCGGTGACACCGTCGAATTCGAGGTCAAGGGCCGCGGGAAACTGACCGGGACCGTCGCCAGCGCCTACATGGCGCTCGGGAACAGCCCCCGGGTCACCGTGATCTCCGGCGACAAGAAGTACACCCGGCTCGCCGCCAGCGTGACACTCACCCGCAAGGCCGCCGAGGTGCCCGGCGTCAAGGCTGGCTTTGGGCGCCGGAGCGCGGGGGAGCCCTCGCCCACCCGGGGGCGCCGGTACGCGGCGGAACTGCTCACCCCCGCCGAGGTCGCCGCGATCCTCGACACCTGCTCGCGCCGCGCGCCGACCGGGATCCGCAACCGGGCCATGCTCACGCTCCTGTACCGCAGCGGGCTGCGCATCTCCGAACTGCTGGCCCTGCGGCTGAGCGACGTCAACCTCGACGCGCACACCATCCGGCTCCTGGACACCAAGTCCGGGAAATCGCAGACCCGCGGGTTCCATCCCTCGGCCACTGATGCCCTCGCCCGGTGGGCCGACAAGCGGCGGCAGCTCGGCATCCGTAACGGGCGGCTGTTCTGCACCCTCGATGGCGGACCGGTGTCGGCCGAGTACGTGCGGATGATGCTGCGGCGGGCCGCCGCCAAGGCCGGGATTGAGAAGCGCGTCCACCCGCACGGGCTACGGCACACCTTCGCCGCCGAACTTGAAGCGGCCGGGACGCCGGTGACCACGATCAGCAAACTGCTCGGCCACTCCTCCGTGGCCGTGACCAACACCTACCTCCAGCACCTCACCAACAGCGAGGCGGTCACCGCCCTGGAAGGCGTAGACCTGCCGCCGCTTCCAGGGGCCAAGGCCCCTGAGCCGGCCACCCTGGAAGATGAGGTCGCGGCCCTGCGGGAACAGGTAAAGGCCCTGGCCGCCACGGCTTCCGCTCAGGCCGCAAAGCCGGAGGCGCGCTGATGGAGGTCATGCTGCCCGATATGTCGCCAGGGCCAGCCGTCTACTTTGTGGGAGCAGCCCCCGCTAGCCGCCTAGTCAAAATCGGCCGGACGGTGAATGTCGCGAGACGGTTCGAGCACCTTCAGGCAGGAAGTCCTGTTCCGCTCACCCTGCTGGCCGTTGTGCGCACTTTCGATTGCCCGCGCGCCGAGGAGAGGTTCCATGAGGTATTCGCCGCAGAGCGTGCCCACGCCGAGTGGTTTGACCTGGGTGATGATCCGATGGCAACCGTCGCGTGGCGGATCGGCGACCTTGACGCATGGGTGAGCACCCAATGCATGGGCCAGTTGTGGTGGGAAGTGGCGTAACCCCCCACCCGCTATGCCCCTGTTTGTACGCCGATAATACCGATTATGTCAAGTTGTCATAGTTTGCCCTGGTTACGCCTACCGCCCGAAGTGATCGAACTCCCCGAGCCCGACACCGCCCAAGAACGCCTGCCACTCCCCCTCGGTGAACTTCAGCGCCGGACCGTCTGGTTCCCTGCCGTTGCGCATGGCGACCCCGCCGCCGGGGAGGCTGGCGACCTCGACGCAGTTGGCGAACTTGTCACTAAAGGTGGACTTTACCCAGGCCAAGTCTGCCGGGATGTCGCGCTCTGCCATCGGTGCCTCCTGGCTGCAAGTTGCGGGGACAGGCGCGAGGGTACCCGCGAAGCAGCGCACAGCACCATGGAACGACGGGGCAGGTTGCCGTACCTTCAGGTATCGCCCGGCTTCCCCCCGGTGCGTTTCTGCTCTGCCCGCTCCTCCGGTGTCAGCACCCGGCTGCCGTAGCCGGGGGTTGTCTTGACCCAGCCGTCGGCGCGGAGCGCGCCGAGTGCTTTGCGCACCGATGAGGGGGAGATTCCGTACTGGGCGGCGAGGTGGCGCTCGCCGGGGAGGGCTGTCCCGGGCAGGGTGCCCGCCTCGATCTGCTCGTAGAGACTGGCCAGGAGCTGCTCCCACGGCGGCACGCCGGAAGCGCGGTTGATCATGTCCGGTTGCATGATCGCACGGTAGCGGAGCGGGGAGATCCGCGTAACACCCGGCCAATCTGCACTGCTCCGCACCGCGCTGCGCTTACGCTTACTGGTGCACCGCCTCTGCCTGGTCCGGTTGCAACCTACTTGGCGGGGGCGGTGCTTTACCTTTGCTGTCCCGTGGGTATGCGCCGGCCCCCGGACGGTGCCGCCAAACATCCTGCCGGGGGCCGGGCGTGCGTGGGTTAGCCAGGGAATAACCGGCCGCGCTGCACCACGGGGAGTGCCTCAAACTCGTCGGCCAGGGCCGCATCAACCCGCCTCCGGCAGGCCGGGTCCTTGCAGGTGATCGTCTCCCCCCGGTGGCCGACCGCATGGTGCACATCCGCAGCGGCCAGCAGTGGGGCCGGGTCCCAGCCGGTGCCGAGCGCGTGGCCGCGAGGAGGTTCCTGCGGCGGCACCGGCTGGTCGCTGGCCATGCCGTCAGCCGTGGTGGCGGCCAGCCGGGCGCAGCCGCCGCACGGCCACACCGGTCGCGGTCGCCGCTGCGGCTACCGCTGCGGCGACCGCGATCTGCGCAGGCGCCAGGTGATGAAGCGGGACTAGGCCGTGGTAGAAGGTCTTGCCCAGGCCCCAGTAATGCATCTGGGGGTCGGCCAGCACCCGTCCGTAATAGTGCATAACGCTCCTCCTCGCTGGTGCGTATCAGCCTGAGGATAAGCACGCAGCAGCACGCAGCGGTGCATACCGCGAGGTTAGGTGTTCGTCACCTGCGCGGGGGGGCGTGCGGTTTTCGCGCGCTCCGCGGCCAGTGCGGTGGTCAGTTCGTCCAGCAGCCGGGCAGCCTCATCCAGCGCTTCCCGCAGCCCGGTGAGTTGCGCGTCCTGGTCGTTGCCGAGGCCGTGGACGCAGGCGGCGATAGCAGTTTCCCGCATGCTCCGGCCGCACCGGACGTTCATGAAGCCGAGCATGAGGTTGATGCGTTTGCGTGCGTTCGCCTCGAATAGCCGCCGGTCCTGGTCACTCACAGGCGGCCTTCACTGGCCATGGCCGTGCTGCCCCTTCGGGACCATAGGCGCCGTCGGGGTGGTAGCACCGGGCCGACCCGGTTTCGTGGACCCACCCGCCGCAGTAGGACATGGTGAGCTGCTGCCCCTTCACGGTCAGGTGCTCGGCGTGGCCGCAGGGGCGGATCGGCTTGCGGCAGATCAGCCAGTGCGTCTCCCCGGAGAGGATGACGCCGTAGACGACGTTGGCGCAGGTCTCGGTGAACCTGGTGTCAGGCACCGGCGCCCCCTGACAGGAGGGCGGGCATCTGCCCGCTCGCGTAGGCGGCCTCGATCTGCGGGGCCAGCCGCTCCCCCAATGTCTGCCCATCGGGGAGCACCACGTAGGGCAGGAAGGCGGTCTCGGCGGTAATGAGGCCGTTGTCGATCGCCTCGCAGACCGCCTTGAGGTACAGCCCGAGCGCGGCCCACCGCTGCCGGATCGCCTGCTGGTAGCGCTTCTCGGCCTCTGCCTCGCTGCGCCGGACCCACGGGGTTGACTCCAGGTGGGTGAACTCCTTGCTGTCCCGGTCCGGGAGCCGCACGTCCAGGCGCATCCTCCGGCCGCCCAGCTCGAACACGACCTGCGCCCGGCCCCCCGCCGTGGCGTAGCCGAACGCGGTTGCACCGTAACGGGCCAGGATGCGCTCAATCTCACCCCGGCGCTGCTCGGGGGAGACGTTCGTGCGCTCGGCGTACCTAGCCATGGTTACCTCCTGGAAGCGGCACGTCTGCGTACCGGCTTCCCCTGATGGCATCTACCCGTTCACTGCGCAGGCGCTCTATGGTGCCTTCCTGCTCGCCGATGACCGTCACTGCTGCGGTCACCAGGTCATCGAGGCTTTCGGTGACGGGCAGGCCCAGCGCGGCGGCGAGGCGCTCACGGGCCCGCTCGGCCTGGGCCACCGGGTTGTCAGGCATGATCGAACCGCCTCACCGGTATGCCAGCCTTCTCTGCCAGGGCCGCGCAGTGCTCCGCTCCATGGGAACCGTGCGGTTGCTTGCCGCCGCATGGCCTGAGTTTGCAGGGGGCGATGAACGCCAAGCAGAGATCGGCACCGAGCTTGACCATCTCGGCATTGCGGTCCAGCCCTGACGCCCGGTGCGCCCACTTGACCGGATGGCGTTCCTGGGAAACGCCGGGCCACGGGCGCTTCCGGTTGGCATGCACCCATTCGGCCGCGAACAGGTCCGCGCCCTGGCGGCATGCGCCGTGGATCACAAGCAGCGGGATGCTGGCCCGTACGAGCACGGCATCCAGGGCCGACCAAACAACATCCTTGTCCCCCCAGCCCCGGGAGCCGGTCACCAGGATGCGGTAGGGCTCAGCCATGGCTGCCCTCCTCCCCGAGCAGGGCGGCCGAGATGGCCTCCCGGACGCGAGCGGGATTGAGTGCCCAGCCATCAAGAGGGCGGGTGGCCCACGCATCCGCCTCGGCCACGAGCGCCAGTACCCCGTCAATGGCAGCGAGGAGACGGAGGGCATCGCGGGCGGAACTGGCCGTCCGGTCCGGGTGATCCATTGGCTCTATTGCCAGTTCACCGCTAGCCCGCTCCCGTACCTCTGCCAGGTAGGCGGCTACCCGGTCGTCAGTCATCTTTGGCCTCCATCTGGCGCACGATCCCGCCGAATGTCACGTCATCACGCAACTGACGGAACGTGTCCTGCCCTTCAGGTGATGCCGCCCAGGCATCTGATTCCGCTTTGCTGGCGTCGAAGTCGCCGTCGATCACCCGCTGGGCCATGTCGCGCAGCAATGGCCGGGAAGCCGCGGGCGTGGCGGGCAGGCTGGCCAGTTCCCGCAGGTCGGCCACAAGTTGGATCTCGGGAAATGTCAGGGGCGAGAGATAGTCGTGGTAGTGGCCGCTGACCGCTTTCTCGATCATCTCGCGGGGCACGCCGGGGATGGCGCTGAGCGCTTCGGCGAGCTTGACCGTGGTGTGCTTCATGACAGCGCCTCCTCTGGCACTTCCCTGGCCCCCGGCGCCGGCCACCCGAACGCCCTCGCCTGAGCCTGCCACGCCGCGCACCGGCTCCAGCACGCCTCACCCGTACACGACGAGCCGCAGGATGACTGCGCTTCGGGGTGCAGCAGGCAGTCCAGCCGGTGACCGAAAACATGCGGATCGTGGCAGAGGCACATCACGCCGCCGCCCCTGTCGCTGCCTGCTTCAGTTCCGGCCACTTCCGGTCACGGTATGCCGCCACCTTCGCCGCGTCTTCCGGGGCCAGCCGGGCCTGCTTCCATCCCACCTGATGCACTTCTTCCCCGCATTCGGGGCAACGGCGATCGGCTGCGGTGAGGATGTTCTTGAGCGACATCGAGCGCTTGTTTATGCGCGCGGTCCCGTAGATGTGGACCCGCAGCAGGCAGCCACAGAGCATGCAGGGAGAGCGGGCTTCAAGGGCTACGAACACCGGGCACCTCCTGGCGCGGGCCTCAGCACCGGGCGGGGCCTGGCAAGCTCCCGCTGCTTGCGGACCAGGGCGTCACGGAGGGCCTTCGACTTGGCCCCGAGGAGTGCCTTGGCCTTGTCGCGGCGGCGGCGGTTGAACCAATACAGGAACAGGGCGATGGCGAGGTTCAGGGCACCAAGGAGTGCCGGCAGCCACGCCAAGAGGATCAGGTCAAGGAGTGTCACGAGCGCCGCGACGAACACGTAGTTCTGCCGCCATGGCACGAGGTGGCGCACGAGCCACGCCCAGGACGGCGGCCATACTGCCGCGTAAATGATCGCATACCAGTTCCACCCCGGCCCCCACCTGTCATCGCCCCGCGCGTACAGCTCGACCATCGCCGCCGCGTGGTCGTCCACGGCGGCGAGGATCAGGGCGCGTGCCTTCGGCGCGTCAGGGCCGCGCAGCATGCGCTCCAGGAGGCTGACGATCCGGTCACGGCCAGGGCTGGGCAGCGGCTCAGGGACGGGCTGGCTGGCGGTCATCTAAAGCGCCGGCTCGGCCATGTCGTCGTCCCAGTCGTACTCGTTATCCGCACGGGCGGTGATTGCCTGGGGCGGCTCCGGCCGCTTGCGCGGCGTCGGCAGGTGCACGACCTGGCAGCCCGGCCCCAGTGCCGCCGCGGCGATCACCCGGTGATCCCAGTCCCGGATGACGGCCATCACGGTGCCGAACTGGGTTTCCTCGGTGACCCACCCGGTGTGCTGCCGGTAGCCGGGCAGCTCGACACGGGCGAAGATGCCCTCAGGCAGCGTGGCCGAGGCGGGGTCGATGGTTTCCGGGCCAGTGCCAGCGATGTCGCGAAGTTCGGCCTGCGTCGTTTCCCGCGGCGGTGGCAGCCGCATGCCGGGGTCGGCGAGCATTTCATGGAAGCGGTCGCGCCAGCGCTCCGCCGCCTTGCGCCAGTCCGGGGGCGCGGCGTTCCAGTCGCCTTCGTGAGCGTTGGCGATGATCACCCACGCGCTGTAGGCGAGGTCGCCCCAGCGGCCCCCGGCATCGAGAGCCTCGTCTTCCCGGGCGGTCTCGGTCATATCGTTTTCTCCCTGGTCAGGTCAGCGATGGCGTTCTTGCAGGATTGGCAGGCGCAGGTGTGGCGGATGGCGAGGTATAGCCGGGCCCGCTCGGCACTTACCGCTGCTGCTGCCGCTTCCGCGATTTGCCGGCAGGTGATGTCCTCACAGTCCCGCCAGCCATGACGGCGGCAGGGGGAACCGTAGACGTCCTCGCCCAGTGCTTCCCTGACTTCACGGGCCAGCGCCTCGGCGTGGTCGAGGGTGCGGTGCAGGAGCGCGGTGATCCCGGCGTCCAGGGCTTCGGCTGCGCGCTCGGGGCCGCGGGGGTCACCGTGGGCGGTCATGCGGCGTCCCAAAGCATGAGTTGGCCGTAGTGCTCAGCGGGCCGCGGTGGCATCTCGGCGCCTCCTGGCAAGGGGACCGCAAATTGCGGGTGGGATGCCAGCCACTCCCCCATTGCGGCCTGGTCTCCGCGTTTCGGGGAGCCGTTCTTCAATCGCCGCGCCACAGGAGCCAGGGGGTCGTCGTATGGGACCGCGGCGAGCACCCAGTCTGGGAGCGGGGCGAGGATGTAGTGGCCATCCGGGAGGTCGCTGAGGCTCGTCATCACTCCCCCATCCACTCGGGGAGGGCCAGCAACCGCTCGGACAGGCGTTGTGGTGCCCCAGGGTGGGCCGGGCAGCCTGGCCACCACAGGACGCGGGCCTCCCGGTTGCCGTTGTAGGCGCGAGGGCAGATGCAGGGCTTCACGCGCTCACCCGCATCCCGGCCAGTGCGGCCATTTCCCGGGCGATCCGCCCCGAGAGCAGGTCCGCCGGCCGCCACACGCCCGCGTCCAGCCCGGCTGCGGCGAGCCCGTCAAGCCACGCCTGCTGCGCCCGGGTCGGCTTCCCCTCCTGGCGCTTGAGTTCGCGGAAGATGACGCCGCCCGGCCCGCACAGCACCCAGTCGGGCCAGCCGTGCGGGCTGCGCCTTGAATCGCGGGTGTGGTAGCCGAGCAGCCCTAGCTGCTTAACGTTCCGTGCGACGGCACGCTCAACGTCGGCCTCGCTCATGGTGGCTGCGGCCGGGCAGGTGGCGGTCATGAGGCGGCCTCGCTTGAGTCGAACAGGGCACCCTGGCCGTCAGGGACAGGCGGGGGCTTGGGGACGCCACGGGCGCGGGCCCGCTCGCCGGGGTCGTTCACGCGCCAGGTGGCAAGGTCGCAGTAGTCGCCGGATAGTTCCACGACGATCCCAGCCCGGCCGAGCACGTCGGCGACGAGGCCGCTGGTCCCGGTGCCCCCGAATGGGTCCACGACAATGACCGGGGTAACTGGCGGGGATTCCCAATCCTCAAGGTGATACTCGCGCACCGGCAGGCGTTCTGGCCAGTCGTTTTGCCGGTGGGCGTACTTGCCCTGCCGGCTGGGCGTCACGGAAGGCTTGCGGCGCTCCGGGTGGTCAGTGAATGGAGTGCAGGGGCAGGCGTAGCCGATGATGGAGCTGCGTTTGAGCACGTGCGTTCCGGCCCGCTGATCCATGCCGTGAACGGTGTCCCGATTCAGCCGGGCACGGCCAGGCAGGTCGCGCTGGCGAAGCTGGACGCGCTCGCTCACAGTGACCGGGAACCGGCCCTCACCGCACGCGCCGCAGATGCCGGATGGGGACCAGCCGAGGATGATTCGTTCAGCGAGCGCGGGCGGGTAGGCGGCGTGGTGGTCAAGACCGTCCTCGCAGCCGGGCCGTTTGCGGCCACCGCAGCAGCGGGCGTGCTCGATGTGCTCGGGCACCACCAGAGGCATCGAGGGGATCCGCCATACCGACCGGGGCAGTTTGCCGAGCGGGTGCCCGTCGATGCCGGTCTCGTCCCGCGCGGAGGTGCTGTGCGTCTGCGCCGGTAGCACGCCTAGTTGCTGGCGCGTCTTGTGGCCGTTCGGCCTGCGCTGCGGTTTCATTGTGTGCGCTTCGCGGATCTCGTCCGTGGCCGAGAAATACTGCGGCTGACGCACGAAGTGGAAGATTGTCTCGTGGCCGCGCACCACCCGGTCGCGGATGCTCTCGGGCAGCCCGTTGCCCTTCTCCCACACGATCTCGGCGCGCAAGATCAGCCCCAGCTCGTCCTGCACCGCGAACGCATACCGCCACGGCAGGCCGATCAGCGTCTTCGGCGGGAGGCTCGTCTGGACCCGTGCGCGGCCGATGCTGGTCTGGCCGTGTAGCCCGGTGACATGCTTGCCACTTGTCGCGCCGCCCCACTTCGCGTCGTTGGCGTACTTGTCGCCCAGCACCACGAAGATCGACCCGGAAAGCTTCAGTACCCGCACCCATTCGCGGGTGCACTCCACCAGGTGCGCGATGTACTCCTGCCACGTCGGCTCGTTGCCGATCTGCCCGGTCAGCGACGCGCCCTGGTCGCGGTAGTCGCGAAGCTGCCAGTAGGGCGGTGAGGTCACAATGAGATCCACCGACTCGGGCGGCAGCGGCAGCGACCGGGCATCTCCCCGGAGCACGACAGCGGTCACGCCGGCACCAACTCGAGCGCCCGTGCGTGCATGGCCTCCAGTTGGGCCACGGCGACCGGGCTTTCCGCCTCGGCCATCTCCCGCAGGATCGGCAGCCCGGAGTCGATCGACGTAAGCACCTCGGCGCGGGTTGCTTCGCGGCCATGAGCGAACCAGCGGGCCCGCTTAGGCTCCCCGACGTTGACTAGCGTCCCGCCGGCGTCATCGCTGAACGTGGACCAGGACTTGTAACCGGTCACCCACACCAGGGCCACGCCCGGGTTGCGCTTGATCATGGTCCCGGCCGGGTCCGCCACCCCGGCGGGCTTGTGCCGCTCGCGGCGGACCATGTTCGGGGTTGTCAGGAACGGGCACGCCGTGGCCGAGTAGACCGCGCAGTCCTCGTGTGACGGCGGCTCGGCGCTGACCCGGTTGACCGCGCACATGGGGCCGATGACGAACGCCCGGTCCTCCTGGCGCAGGAACGGCAGTCCGCACACCCAGCAGAGCTTGTGCCGCAAGGCCAGCTCGATGCCGCCGGGCCGGATCACCCTGAAGTCGGGCACGCGATCCAGCCATGCTACGAACCAGGGCACCGGCCGGTGGTGCCTGTCAAGCGGCAGGCGCGCGACCCCGCCGGGCATCAGGCCGGGCATCCTGCTGGTGCTCACGCCGCCCTCCTCCTCGCTGCCCCTTCGGGCAGCCCGTCGTCAAACGCCTGGGTGACTGCTTTCAGCCGCATCCCGTCGGCTCCTTCCGCAAGCACCACCGCCAGGGCAGCCAGCTCGTCCCGGTCCATGGCTGCGGTGATCTGCTGCACCTGGTGGGCGTTGCGGGAGCGGACAGCGGACCAGAACGGCATCGCCGCCTCCTTGGCGGCGGCCATCCTGGTAGCGCGCTCGGCGGGGGTCACGCGAAGACACCTTCAGCGAGCACGAGCGCCCGCGCCTTCGCCGCAATCTGCACGAACTCCACGGGCTTGCCGTGCTGCCAGGCGTACTGGATCTCGCCCCAGGTGGACTCACCGAAGTAACCGGCCTCGTCGCTGACGACAAGCACTTCGTCGGCAAGGTCGATCTTCCGCTTGTGCAGCGCATCCAGCATGATCTTGGTTTCGCTGCCGTTCGTGATCCACAGGTCTTCACGGTCAGGCATGTCAACGTGGCCGAATACGCCGAGGCTGATCACGAGGTAGCCCTGCATGGTCAGTTCAGCGTTCACCCGGTTGAACTCGTCCTTGAACCGCGTGGAGCCGCACAGGCACACGATCTTCGGGCGCTCCCCTCCGAAGTCGCGCACGATGTCGTGGTGCTCGTGGCATTCGGCGCTCGTGTGGTAACTCATGCGGCTTCCTCCAGTGATCTTTGGTCCCAGCACACGTACCAGCGGGCCCGGCATTCCGGGCACCGGTAACGGGCGGTCACCATGCCCTGGGACTCACGGGCACTGGGCGGCTCGACGGGCGGGGCGTTCCGCTCTGTGCCGCATGCGGGGCAGCGGTCGGCGGGGGCGGTCACGCGGCACCCCAGGTGTTCTCGGGCTGCCGTTTGTAGACCCGCCACGGCCACGTCCCGCCGGCGGTGAGCATCTCCGGCCAGTCGCGCTCGTCCCGGTCGCCACGCCAGGCGACCAGGTCCACGGTCCGCTCCAGCTTGGCGGTCTCGTCGTCGGACCAGCGCAGGCCGTAGCCGAACTCGGGCCAGCCGAGGAACGCCGAGCTGCCCCGCGGGCGCAGGTCGCGCCGCCCGCCCGGCCCTTGCGCGTGGCCGGCGTGGGCCTCGAGCACGACCGCGCTCCCCCGGGCCCGGATCAGGTTCAGGGCAGCGATGACCGGGGCGGCCTCGTCGTCGGTCTGCAGCGCCCGCGGCGCCAGCCGGTACAGCGGGCCGAGGAACGTGATGTCGGGCATGACCGCGGCGGCCTGCCGCAGCAGCCAGGACACGTCCTTGTCGAGCGCGAGGTCCATGCCCTGCGGCCGGCATTCGACCCACAGGTTCGCCTCGTCCACCTCGCAGCCCTGCAGCCGGGCCTGGGTGACCAGGGGGCGGATCTTGCGCCGGGTGTGCCTGGCGGTGTTCTCGCAGTCGATGAACAGAACCCGGGCCGGCTTGACCGGCTCGTAGGTGAACGGGTGCAGCCCGGCGGCCGCCATGACAGCCAGCCACCGCAGGGTGTGACTTTTGCCCACGCCCTCGACTCCGGTGAGGATGAGCCGGTCACCGCGCTCCAGCAGGTTCTTGATCACCCAGTCGTAGGCGTCGTCCTCGTCTTCCGCGCCGAGGAACTCGGTGATCGTCTGGACGGTCAGGCCGTCGCCGAGGCCGCCGTCCCGGACCGCCTCGAACTCCCGCAGCGCGCGCTCGGTGAGCCCGTGCGCGTCCACGTCGGTGCCATCGGTCATCTGGAGCACCCGGGATGCCGCTTCCCGCACCCGACGCAGCACGGCTTTCTCCCGGACGATCCGGGCGTAGTGCGGGCCGTTCGCCGGGGCGGGCGCTGAGGATGTCAGCGTGTGCAGGTAGAGCGCGTCCAGTTGCCCGCGCAACTCCCCCGCCGCTTCCAGCCGGTCTTTGACGGTCACCCAGTCGGCGGGCGCGTTTTCTCGCATCAGGGCGAGGATCGCGGTGAACACGGTGCCGTGCGCCGGCCGGAAGAAGTCCCCGGCGGCGAGCGCCTGCCGGCACGCCTCGGCGGCGGCGGCGGAGTTCATCATGGCACCGAGGACGGCGCTCTCGGCGGCGAGGTCGTGCGGGGGCATGTCGTTCACGGGCGGTACCTGTGCTCGTCTCGTGGGCTGGTGCCGGGGGGCAGTGCGGGCGATCTTGACGGTGGTGCGCGGCGGGATGGCGTGAGGCCCTCGATCTCGACGCGCAGCGAGTCAACGGTGACCGGCTGCCCGCTCTTGGCCATTCGCAGCAAGGCGGCGAGTACTTCCTTGTCGGCGTACTTGCCGGATTTGATGGCCAGGATGACGATGCCGTTGATCGCTGGCCACTTGCACATCGGCTGAGCCTCGGCGTAGGCGTCGGTGATCGGCTTTGAGCGCTGGGTGGGAGTGAGCCCGTTGGCCGCGCCAGCGGCAGACACCGTAGGTGTCTGGTTAGTCGACGTCTCTGTACCTGTGGTCCCGTTAGGGACTACAGGTACAGAGACAGAGACAGTGTTGCTTCCGGTTTGCTTAGCATCTTGGTAAGCAAGTTGGTTACCACTTGCTTGTGGGGTGCGCTGAGATGCACGCTGAGCAGGGCGTTTACGACTCTTGCGGCCACCCGTCCGGCCCGCCTTGGCGCGCACTTCTGATAGCTCCTGGACCTCCTCGCGGGAGGGGTTTCGCTTCAGGTATGCGAGCACCTGCCAACCGGTTGCTTCGTTTTTGGTTACCTCTTTGATTAGCAAAACGGAAGCAAGTTGCTTAGCAAGTTGGTTACCGTGCTCTGGGTCCAGGGGGTAGACGAGCAATCCGACCTGCTCAGCGGACACGAACCCATCGGTCAGGCCGTCCTTGCAGTGCAGGACCATCTGCACGTAGAGATCCCGGGCGAGGCCCGCATCCGGGGCACCGAACTTGGCGAGCGCGCGAACCTTCCGGTCGTTCGGGAAGCCGACGACCAGCTTGATGTAGATCTCCTGGAGGGGCATCAGGCCACCGCCGTGACCGTGAGGGACTTCAGGATCTCTTGCTCGACGTGCCACTGGAGCCACGCTGTAGCTTCGGTGGTGTAGACATCCATGGGGGCCATGTTCTGCGGCCCGCGGTATTCGTAGATGTCCTTCCATGACCACCATGAGATGCCTGGCCTGCGGTTGCCCTGCGGACGCCATTTCCTGTCGCGCTCGCGCAGCCAGAAAACACCCCACTGGTCGTGGATCACGGAACCAATGTCGGGCTCGGGCATGATGGTGGTCGGGACGCCGACTCGGGCGCATTCCTGCATCCACCAGGCGTTGGCCAGGTATTCGGCGCACCACGGATATGCGACACGCCCTTTGCCGAGGTGGCTGTTGCAGCCGTTGCACAACAGGCCCCGTACGGCCCACTGATAGTCGCCGTGGTCTATGGCAAGCTTTCCGTGTGATGCCCGCTCCCCCGGCGTCCCGCATATCTCGCATCGCTGCCCGCTGCGGGCAAGGAGCCGCTCGTACTGCTCGCAGCCAAGCTTGTAGCGACGGTGTGTCATACACCAGTCGTGGTCTGGCAGCGTGCGCGAGATGGCCAACCCCGGCCGCCTTTCTGTGTGTCGGACTGTCGTGCGGTCATGATGTTACATCATGCCATAAAGCTATGCGACGGCATCACGTCACCCTGGCATGATGCTGTGTTATTCTGTGGCCAGGCGTGCGCCGGGTCATGACTTCGGCGCATGATGTGTCACCATGGGAGGCGTGGACGTGGAAGCGCAGATCGCGGATGCGGCCGACCGCGTATGGCGCGGCATCGAGGCCCGTTACGAGCTGTGGACGCTGATCCAGGAGCACAAAGACGACCCTGACCTCGGGCCGACTAGGATCACGGAACTGACGGACTTCCTGTACCGGCCCGAGCACGTCAGCCGGATCGCCTCCGGGGATCCGCCGAAGCCGCCCAAGAAACGCCGCCGCGCCGCTACATCCTGAGCCCATCTCGCCCGTCCCTCTCCCTTGTACGGATGTCTGATCCCTGCCTGCCCCAGGAGCGGGGAGCCCGGCGGCAGGCAGGGACGTTCTTGTGCCCGGCTACGCCGCGGGTTTCAGCCGGGCCAGCGCGCAGGTGCGCTCAACCTCGGCGTCAAGCCACTCCAGGGCGGTCCGCGGCGCCGGTGGCGCGCTGGGCGCGACCGGCTGGACGTAGCCGCCACCCGCGCCGCTCGTGATCACGTACGGGTACGTGGTGCTGCTGCCCGAGGTCACCACGAACGGGTACGCCGTGGTGGTGGTGCTGCTGGTGGTGGTGTTAATCCACGTCATTGCCCTGGCCTCTCCGCCCGCTCGTGCGCGCCTGGCCGCCCAGGTCCACCTCGATGACCGGGAGCCGTTCCATGAGCGCCTTGGCGATGCCGTCGAACCGGTCCACCTCCCGCTGCATGTGCTCGCGCTGGAACTTCACCTCTTTGGCGTGCCGTTCCCGCTCGGCGGTCAGGTTGGCTTCCTTCACGTCCAGTTCGGCCTCGCGGCGGGCGTTGGCAACCTCGTGGTCCTGCTTGACCTTCAGCAGGCCCACCTTGTGCTCGGTCTCGCGGATCTTCCGGTCGTTGTCCTCGATGAGCCGGGCCTTCTCGCGCCTGAGCTTCTCGATCTCATCGAGGTGCTTGTTCCGTTCGGCTGTGGAGTCACGCCGTTTCTCCATGGCGGCGACCTCGGCCTGCAGGTCCGCGATCTTGCCCTTCAGCCCGGCAAGCTCCTCGGCCAGCCGGTCGCGCTCAGGGTCAGAAGATGAGAACAGTCCCATGGGTTTCCTTTTGGTCAGCGGGGTTAGGTGGGATGCTTGGCCCGGCCCGGGAGCAGGAGCGGGGGCCTGCTCCCGGGCCGGGCTTGGTGGTGCCCGCCCCGGTGCGGCACGGGGGAGCCGCGACCGGGGCGGGCGGAAGCGCGGATTCCGGACGCCGCGCTCCCTTCGCTGCCGCGCTTGGAGACGGGGGCGCTCCGTAAGCGGCAGCGGCTTGAGGGCCGGGGGCCGTCGTCATCCGATCCCCAGGAGGGACGGGATGACATGCCAGGCGACCGCGATCGTGATGGCGAGGATCACCGCCAGGATGGCGGCCGCGAGCCAGCCAGCGGCTGCCCTGGCCCGCTCCCGGCGCACCTGCCACAGGGCCAGCTCGCCCTCCAGCGGGCTCCGGGGCTGCGGCGGGGGCTGCCGGGGTGCCTGGTACGGGACCGCCATCGTGACGGCGGTGATCTCCTCGGTGCCTGCGTCGTGCGTTCTCACGCCGCGTCTCCGCCGGGTGGATCCGCTGAGCCGGCGGAGGTCGCCGCAACCGCCGGCTCAGCGGGCTTCTTGAGCGCGGCCTCGCGCGCCTTGGATGGCCGCGTGCGCTTCCCGGCGCCCTCGGCAGTGGCTGTGGCTTCCTGCGGCGCACCGGCTGCGTCATCGGCTGGTGCATCGTCCTGGGCGGCCTCAGCGTCCTCCTGGGCGCGCATGGCGGCCCGGAGTTGCGCCAGCCCCCGCTCGACGCACTCGATGTTTTCCCGGGCCGGGCAGAGCCCGTACGGCCCGGGAAACTGGGCGAGGGTCATGGCGACCGGCTGCTCCTTGCCGCACACGTCGCACGGGGCGGTGGGCGCGTCCGGGGCGGCGAGGTAGCCGCCGGCGATGTGCAGCAGGGCCAGCGGTGCGGGCCGGGGGTCGGCGTAAGGGTTCGGGTAGAAACCCCGGCTGTCGGGCGGGACGTCGTCCTCATGGGCAAGCGTTTCCGGCAGGAGCATTACTGCACTTCCTCTCTCTGGCACCGCCGGCACATGCACCGGGAACGGTGGCGTGCCGGGGGCAGTCCCTGGACTGCGCGGACCGCGTTCCGCGCGGTCACCGCTGCCCAGGTCCCGGCGAGCACGGCGCCGAGGACGGGGACGGCCGCGATGGAGCCGGCGATGACGAGGGCGCGCGCCGGCCACGGCGGCGGCTTGGGGGCCTCATCGTCCATTGGCGCGCGCGTCATTGAGGCACCTCCTTGCCCAGGCCTCGTCGCGGCTGGCGATGCGGTCCCACAGGAGGTCCTCCTTGACGGGCAGCCCGCCCTCGACCGCCTCATGGGAAGCGCCTACCGCGGCATGCACGGCGCGGCTGGCCGCTGCCATCTCGCGGGCGTGCTTGCGGCGTTCGCGGGCCTGTGTGATCTCGCAGGCGGCGATCCAGGCCAGAAGCAGCGCACTGGGGAAGGCGATGACAGCGGCGGTGATGAGCGCGACCTGGGCGATCATGCGGCCTCCCCGGGTGCCTCGAAGCCGTAGGTGCCATCGGGCAGCAGCCACGCGGTTACCCCGGACCCGTCCTCGCTGAACACCATCACCGGCACGAGTGCCGGGTCTTCGTCGCTGCGGAGCCACAGGCCGCGCTCGTGGGCCTCGCGGTCCCGGTCCTCACACAGCCGGTGGCATCCCGCGCTCGTCGCTGACCCGCACAAAACGAGCAAATTGCACGGCGAGTTGTCCCCGCCGACGCCCCGGGCCTTGCGGTGCTGGAGCGACCACCAGGTGAACGCCCCGCCAGCCGGCTTCCCGCACCCGACGCACTGCCAGTTGTCGCGGACCAGAACGAGGCCACGCACCTTCTGGGAGGGCCCGGTGTCCCTCGGTACGTGGCGCGGTGCCGGGGCAGGCTTGCGCGCAATGGCGGCCGTGGCGCGCAACGGCGTGCGCCTGGAGAGCGCGGTTCGGCGCATCATGGTGTGCCGACCATGACGGCCTTGTAGACAGCCATGGCGAGTCCGGCGTCACCAAGGGCGGTGTGCTGTTCGTAGTCCATCGGGTCTACGCCGACAGCCCGCGCCATGTCCGCCAGGTGCTTGCCCTTGGGTGCCGGGTAGCGATCACCCAGTACCGCCGTGCGGTCCCCCTGGGCACCCTCCTGGTAGCCGCGCCGGCAGCCCGCGATGAACCCGGTCACCAGGGTGCCGGTGTCGATCTGGTGATGGTCGGCGGTCAGGATGTGGCCGTGCCGGCGCAGGAACGCCCCGATGAAAGCGGCATCGAAGGGGGGGTTGTGCCCGAGCAGGGTGGCCCCGTCCAGCAGCCGCGCGATCTCCGCTGCGGCCTTGTCCATGTCCGCCCACTTCGGTCCTTGTTTGCGCGACCCGGCCGCCTGGAGGTCAGCGGTGCGCTCGTAGTACCGGCCGATGCGCAGCGCCATAGGCTCGGCGGTGGCCAGGGCGGGCTTGATGAACCACTGGTGCTCGCTGCCGTCCTCGGGCACGATGGCGATATCCCAGGCGACGTGGCGCGCGGGATCCAGGCCCGTGCTTTCAACGTCGATGGCCACGATTCGCTCGCTCACCGGGCTGCCCCCGTTTCCCGTACCTGGGCCAGCCGCTCGGCCAGCAGGGCATCGAGTTCGCGGATGCTGCGCCGCTTGCGGAGCTGCCCCCACGGGCCCATGCCCTCCTGGATGGCGCGCTTGTGCTGCCCCTGGGCGGTCGTGTAGCCGGGCAGGATGACCTCGGCGGGAGTGCCTTCCGGCAGCCCGTCCAGGCGTGCGGGGCTGCCGCAGCGGCAGTCCCAGGCGGGCCGGGGCGTGGCTTCTGCGGCGAGCGTGATGGTGAACGGGCCGCAGCGGGCACAGATGTAGATGATCTCTTGCCTGGGGGCGAGTTCCCGTGCTTCGGTTTCGCCCGAGGCCGGGCCGCTGCCGACCTTGGTGGCCTTGATCGTGCCGGGGCTCACTGGCCGCCTCCCGCCTGGTCGGCCCAGTCCGGGTCATCGAACAGGGAGCCGTCATCGCCAGCCGGGGACGGGCGCGCGGCCTGTGCCTGGCGCTGGCGCGGTGCCCCGGCGGCGGGGAGTTCGTGCCACCGGGCGGCCAGGTAGTCGCGCAACTCCTCGGCCGTGCTGTCGCTGTCGCCGGGCGTGGTGATGTGGTTGTCCCTGAGGCCGCACTCGTCCGCCTGGGCGGCGTAGGCCTCAATCTCCTCGCGCGTGGTGGCGTTGGCGGCGTTGTCAGCGATCTGCTGCGCGGTCACCTCCGGCTTGCCCGCAGGCGCGGGCAGCGTGGTGGCTTCCGGCTCGCTGGTGCCCTCGGCGGGAGCCCCGGCGGTGAGCGCGAGGGGGCCGCTGCCGGCGCTGAGCATGGCGAGCATCCCGTCCATCCCGGTCGGCAACTGGGCGAGCTGCTCGGCGGACGGGCTCGGCCGCAGGACCGGCACCGGGTAAGGGTGACCGTCCTGCCCGGGACGCCAGTGGATCAGGCACTGCGCCGGGAGGAACACGTCCATCGCGCGGGCCCGTTCCAGGACGGCTCCGGTGTCAGCAGTTTCGACCGCGGCGTTCGCGGACCCGGTGTTGAGCCGCCACACCCCGATCGCGCCGGGCAGCCAGGGGATCGCGAGGTTGATCCTTGTGAGGGGCTTGCAGGCCTGCCCGAGGGCGGCGAGCCGCTTCCGCTCGTAAGCGGCGCCGGCCACGTCGGCGGGGTCGGTGCGGTCCTCCGGCTGGGGGCACATGCACGGCTGCCCAGACCGGGTCTCGGTGATGCCGTCGCAGCGCCGCCGGCATTTCCCCTCCACCCACAGTTCCATCCAGGCGTCGACGGCCAGGCCCCGTGGTGGCACGAATACGTCGATCTTGGCCACGTTGGTGTCCACCACCCAGTACCCGCGGCGGCGGTCCCATGGTTCGGGCTTGCCGCCGAGCCGCTCGGCGATCGCGGCGGCGGTCTCCTCGGCGGGCGTGGTGAACCGGAAGGTCTCCCGGCGCACCGGCCGGCGGCCCTTCTTGCCGGGGATCGGCTCGGACTGGCCGATGCGTATTTCGCCGAGCGGCAGGCTGCGGCGCTGCAGGTCGAGAACTCCGGTGATGGGCATGTCAGGCTGCCTTTCCGGCGCGGGCCGGGTCATCGGCGAGGCTCAAGCCGTGGGCGGCGAGCATCTCGCGGATGGTTTCGATGAGCTTGGGGCCGACACGCTTGATCGCGAGCACGTCAGCCTCGGTGAACTCGGCCAGGGCGGCCAGTTCACAGTCAGCGCCGAGCGCGTTGCGGAGCGGGGACAGGGCGCGGCCGTAGCCTTCGGCGGCCAGGTCGCACAGCCGCAGTCCGGGCATGGTTCCGTCGGGGCGCGGCGGGCGGATCGACGTGCCGGGCTTGTCCTTGCACGCCTGCCGGCCGCGTAGTAGATCTATCGACGCCAGGAACCGCTCCCACGCCTCCTCGTCGTCGCCGGCGGACACCAGTTGCAGCAGGTACCCGCCGGGGTACTCGGGGCGAAGGTGCAGCACCGCCCCGGCCCGCGTCTTGGGGGTCGGCACTAGCGCGGTGTCGATCTTGTCGGGGCGGCACTCGGGCATCCGCCGGTAGGCGGCGAGCTGCTCCTTCCAGGTGCCTTCCGGGGACTTGCCGGTCTTGAAGTCGATGCACACCGGCAGTACCTCGCCGGGGGCGGCGATGATGTGGGTGCCTTTGCCGGGGCAGAACGCGCCGAGGTGGCACCGGGTCCGGGGGTCGCCGCAGATGCCCAGCCCGCGGAACGCGATGATCGTGTCCAGGGTGCCGGCGATCTCCCGCTCGGGGTCGTAGACCTGCATCTCACAGGCCAGGAAGTCCCCGGGGCGCAGGCCGAAGTCGGACACGAACTGCACCCAGCCGTCAGCCATCCGGGCGGCGATCACCGGCACCGGCTCGTCGTCGTACATGGCCTCGCGCAGGTGATCGGGCAGTTCGGGGTAGGGGACGTGGTGCTGGGCGTCTTTCCGCTCGGTGGCCCACAGGATCAGGGCCTCGCCGACGTCGTGGAGGAAGGTGCCGGTGTCGGCCTTGATGTCGCGGAGCCGGGTGGCCTCGTCTTTGCCGAGGGCAATGGCTGCGTCACGGCCTTCGGTGCGTTTGGTGCGTGCGAGCAGGCCGAGGTGATCCACGCACCAGGCCGTCGACGTGCTGCCGTGCCACCTGGCGAACCACGGCTTGGAGTTGGTGCCGGCGATCAGCCAGGTCACCGACTCGAACAGGCGGGCCGGGTCGGGCGGGTAGGGGTACCACCGCTCGTCGGTGTGCTTGTCGGTGACCGGGGCCAGCGGGTCTGCGGGCGCGGGGAGTGTCCCTGCTGCGATGCTCATTCCGCACCGCCAGCCTGCGCCTCAAGGGCGCGCAGTCTCTTGCGCAGGTCGCCGGCGAACAGGTGTGCTTCCAGTGCCGCCAGTTCCTGCGCCCCGTAGAACCCGACGTCGAACCAGTGGCTCCAGTCCTTGTCGCCGGTGTCCAGGTCACGGGCGAGTTGCTCGGCGTCGGCCAGTTCCTCCCGCAGCGCGGCGATCTGCTTCTCCAGGTCCAGCCGCTTCTGGAAGGCCGGGTGGTTGATTACCTGGGCGAGGGTCTCGGTGCTCATGCCGGCCTCCCGTTGCTCTCGCGCAGCCCGGCTGCGGTCTCGTCGTGGCGGGGGCCTCCGGTGGCCGGGTCCACGCCGATGTCAAAGCGCGCCCTCAGCTCGGGGGTCCACCCTGGCCAGCCGTGGGCTTCCGGTGCGGGCCGGGCGAGCGCGATCCTGGTCAGTTCCGCGTACAGCGCCCACGGGCCACCGGCCTTCCACATGTCCCAGGCGAACCAGGCCGAGAAAGCGAAGCCGCTGCCGCTGACGAGGATGGCCACGACGAGGGGGAGGATGCCGGTGAGGCTCATGCCGGCACCGCCTCAGCCACAGTCACCGGGCACGAGTGGGCCTGCCCGCCGTCCAGGTGCGCGCAGATGCGGCACTGCCGCTCGCCGCTGTCGCGGTGGCCCTGGCACAGCCAGCCCTCGCGCACATGCGGGGGCTCGCAGGCGCAAGTGGCCCGCTGGTAGGCGGCACCGGGCTCGCCGCACAGGATGCCGAACGGCTGGGTGGCGACGACGCAAGACTGCGACGCGGTCATGGGGTCACCTCGTACAGGTGCCACACGAGGCCACCCGGTGAGCGCTGGCAGGTGCCGGCCCAGGTGACATCCTCAGGCAGTGGCTGGCCCGTGCCGAAGACCCGGAATGCGCGGGAAAGCCCCGGCTCTTTCCGCCAGTCGTGCTCAGCCCAGAACTCCACACCGTTGTCGCCGACCGCTGCGACCGCAACGGGGTCGCCGGTGAGGGCAAACACGTGCGCGTTGCCATCCACGGGCACTTCGTAGCGGAACACCTTGCGGTCGTTCACGACGCACCCCCCTCGCGCTTGATGGGCCGTTCACACAGCCAGTGGTAGCGGGCACCCTCGGGGACCGGGAACTTGCCCGGGAAGTCCCGCGCACAAGTGCAGTAGCCGGTCATGCCGCCACCGCCAGGGCTGCGTACTGGCCGATGCCCCACTGGATGGCGTGGCAGCACCACAGGAACTGGTAGGACCAGTCCCGCAGGTCCCACTCCCAGGTGTCGGTGAAGCGGAACGGCTCAGCCACCGAACCCTCGGGCAGGTACTTAAAGTGGCTGAGCCCGGCCGTCACATCGGATTCGCTTCCGGGATTCCACTCCGCGAACTGGCCGAAGAAGTATTCCTGCACCGCATCGGACAGGCCGGGGTAGTCGGCTTCGGCGCGACTCGCCTCATCCCTGACGCACTCGCGGAACAAGTCCTCACTGTGAACTCTGGCGTCACGGGGTGCCCGGAGTTTCTCGCCCCAGTAGCCGGGGTTGATCCGGTCACCGCGGAAGAACGAGAACATGTCCTCGGTGCGGGCGAAGACGAAGGTCTCCATGTCGCCGTTGATCACCAGGGCACCTGGCCAGGTGATCAGGTCGAACCAGTAGCTGGAGGTTCCCGGTGCCCTGAACCGCAGGTGCCGGTACAGGCTGTCGTCGCGGAGGATGGTCATCTCGTGCTCGGCCGTGTCGCGCTGGAAGCGCGCGGCCACGTCGGGCCCGGTCATGCCACGTTCCGTGCTTCGTGCTGGCCGTGCTCGTGCTCCCACTCGCCGATGACTTCCTCGATGCGCTCCACGCTCGGCGCATCCAGCGTGGTGCCGGATCCGCCCAGGTCGCTCACGGTGCTGGTCGCGTACTCGCGGCCCTCGTCGGAATGCCATAGATGGAACCCTGGGTGGGCGTCCTCGATGGCGTGCTCTGCCTCGGTGAGTGTGAGGCCGGCTATCCGTGTCATGGTCCGGGCTTCCCTTCCCTGCTAAACTCGGCGGCGAGGGCTTTCCCCCGCCGGCGCCCCAGTGCCTCCAAGCGATGGGGCGCTTTGGCGTTTTCTAGGCGGCGGTGTCTTCGCCGTCGCCGGTCTCTTGCCTGCGTGCTGCGTGCTCCGCCGCACCGGGGCCGAGCGCTGTCTGGATGAGTGCCGCCTGCTCGGCTGTCGCGGGTTCGGCGTTCTGCTCGACCTCGGCGCGGGCCCAGTCGCGGAAGCGTTCGCGGTCGGTGCTCACGCCGCTTCGTCCCGCCTGAGGTCGCTCACCTGGCAGCCGAGGATGTCGGCGAGGGAGCGGACGATGTCGATCCCGGGGTTGTTGCGGTTCTGCTCCAGCAGGCAGATGTACGCGCCGGAGACCCCGGCCGCGTCGGCGACTTGCGTCTGCGTGAGCCGGGCGGCGCGCCGCCGGCTGCGCAGGGCATCGCCGTCGATGGCGACCGGGAGACCGCGGCGCGGCCAAGTGGAAGGGCGCGGGGTTAGTGCCCCGTCTCCCCCGGGTACCTTGACGTGCCGTCCTGAGTCGTCCATGCTGTACAAAGTAGTTTAAGGCAAACTCAATAGCAAGAGACTACGTCAGATTGAGGCGACTTTGTTTACCCCGCCCAAGTCGCAGCAGGTCAGAGGCAGTCCGTTTAATAGGGTTCAGTCCGTGGTGACCGAACCGAGCGACCGCCTGCCCGACCCGCCCGCCGAAGCTGCGCTCCTGCGCCTTGTCCGCAAGGCCAGGGACATCACGGTCGCGGACGCCGCGAAGGCCGTCGGCATCAGCAAGGCATGGTTGTCCTCGATCGAGAACGGCCACGACACGCGCGGGCCTGAGGGCGTGCGGCCGGTGCGCGCAAGCGACACCATCGTCGCCCACCTGGCCGCTTACCTGCGCATCAGCCCGGAGCGGCTGGAGACCGAAGGTGACCGCCCGGACGCCGCGCTGGTGCTCCGCGAGATCCTCGCCATCCGCCGCCGCGAGGCCGCCCCGCCCCGGCCTGACTTCCTCCGGTTCAAAGACGATCCCGTGAGGGACGCCCTCGGTGCCGAGGTGTGGGAACAGAACCTTGACGATTACGGCAAGCCCGTTTACGACGATCCCGTCATGCTCCGGGGGGTCGTGGAGTACAAGTTGCAGAACCGCATGGGCGGCACGGGCGCGGCGGGTGAGGACCGGCGCCGCGCCGCTGGATAAAATCGGCAGTGATGGATGAGGCTGGGGGCGCTTCCCTGGAAGGCCGGGTGGAGGCGCTGGAGGCGAAGGTCGCTGCCCTGGAGCGGTTCTTCACCATGCTCGGCCGCGACGGCCAGGACGGTGCCACACCTGCCGCCGGCGGCGGCTCCCGCTGGGTGGAGTTCGGGGACAGCGACTACCTGGTGCCCGAGGGCATGACCGTGGAAGAAACCGACGCGGTGTTCCGCCACGCCGAGGCCAGCCCGCGGAACGCCCCGCCTCAGCCGCCCGCCGCTGGCTGAGTGCCTGCCGCCTGCGGGGTGCCGCCCCGCTGCTGGATCAGCCGCAACGGCTTGGTCAACTGCCGGAACACGGCGCTGTCCTTCGGGTCGCCTTCCAGCCGGTAGGACAGGAACGCGGACTTGTTCTCATCGAACCAGACCAGGCCCAGGTCGTGCTCCTGCCTGATCGAGGCCCACATCTCCTGCAACTGCCACGGCTCGGTGCCCACCGGCCCGATCGCGGTCTCGGCGATCAGCAGCGGGTCCTTGGTGAACTGGCGGATCTGGGCGATGGTGGGCGCGAACACGCTGCCCCAGGTGTCGTCGGTCGCCTGGTAGTAGCCGTCGATCCCGATCCAGGTCACGTAGGACGCGCCGGGCCACCAGTCTGCCACCTGGCCGGTTCCCCGGGTCTGCGCCCCGGGCGGGGTGTCGATGTTGACCGTCCACAGCCAGGTGACGTTGTCGGCGCCCTGCCGGCGGAACACGGTGACGATGTGCTGCCACGCGGCGCGGAAGTCGGCCGCTGGCTGGTTCAGGTACCCCCACGGGTACCAGGTGCCGTTCATCTCGTGGCCGAAGCCGATGACGACACCTTTGCCGTAGGTGGCGACCTGGTCGGCGTAGGAGGTCAGGTAGGAGTCGTAGGCGCCGGCGGCGATGGCGGCGAGCCGCACCGGCTGGCCGGTGACGCCGCGGCCGGCCCCGGTGACCGGGTCCATCTGCACCAGCGGGATCGCCCCGTGCGCCGCCGCGTCGTTCGCGAACTGGGCCTGGAACCGCTCGAACCACCCGGAGTAGTACAGGGCCAGGTTCGGCTGGTGGCCCGCGGTCTTGGCGAAGGTTTCCATCCCGGAGTAGGAGCCGGGGGACGTGGCCTCGTAAGCGCCCAGGTAGGC